AACAAACTTCCTTATACAGAAAATGGTTTTACTTATTTTAGAATGGAAGATTTTTATTCTTTCTTAAAAAAGAACAACTGGGATATGGATAAAATTAAAACAGGTAATTTAATTAAAAGACTAGAAGATATTTTTGTCGAAGAGACTAGATTAAGAATTAAATCTCAACAACCTAGAGTCGTTAAAATTAAAACTATGAAAAAATTAGAGGCAGCTGTTTCTAAGGTGGAGTATCAACAAGATGACTTCTAAAATAGGAATTAATGAAAACTTAAAATTTAGAGAAGAGATAGTAAGATTAAAAAAACTTTATGTTAAAATTTATGATGAAAATCAAAGGATGAAAAGAAGGTTAGCCAAACACGAAGGATCAAGAAGAATGGTTACTTACTGGAACGAAAAGGAAAAATATGAAAACAATAATATTGGGACCACCGGGAACAGGGAAGACAACAACGTTGTTGAACCTAGTCGACGAGTTCATACAGCAAGGAATTAGACCTAAACAAATAGGCTACTTTTCTTTTACAAAGAAAGCAGCTACTGAAGCAGCTAATCGTGCGGCTGAGAAATTTGGATTAGATATAGAAAATGATTTATGTAATTTTAGAACTTTACATTCATTAGCTTTTAGAAATTTAGGTATGACTAAAGAGAAGATGATGAAGCAAGAAGACTATAGGGAATTTGGGCAGAAATGTGGCATACCTATTAAGACTGCAAACTACTCATCTGAAGATGGTACATTTAATTCTGATAATGAATACTTAACTATTATTAACACAGCTAGAGTTAAACGTATGGATCTATTAGAATATTATGATTCTAGACAAAACATATTAGACATAGAAAGAAATACATTATTTTTATTAGCAGAAGAATTAGAAAGATTTAAAAAAGAAAAAGGTTTAAAAGATTTTACAGATTTACTAGAAGACTTTATAGCAAAGTCATTACCGGGAAGTTTAGAAGTATTGTTCATTGATGAAGCACAGGATCTATCTTTGATACAATGGGAAATGGTTAGACATCTTTGGAAGTATGCAAAGAAAACTTACATAGCGGGTGATGATGACCAAGCTATATTTAAATGGGCCGGAGCAGATGTAGATCACTTCATAGCATTAAAAGAAGAGGTAAATGATATTAAAGTATTAGATCAATCATATCGTATTCCAGGTGGACCTATCCATGAACTGTCACAAAAAATAATAAACAAAGTACAGAACAGATTTGAAAAAGAATATAAACCTAGAGATGAAATAGGATTATTAAAAAGATATTCTGATATAACACAGGTAGATATGAGTAAAGGTAACTGGTTAGTGTTATCTTCTGCAAACTATTTTCTAGATGATGCCAAAGATTTATGTGAAATTCAAGGGTGGTACTATCAATATAAAGGAATGAATTCCGTACCTTTAAAGTTATTACTTGCATTAAATAATTGGGAAGCATGGCGTAAGGGTAGTTTTTTAACTCACTTAGAGGTTAAGAATGTTTATGAATACTTAGGATCCAATGTAACGGTTGGGTATCAAAAGGGTAAGACTTTGCATTCGGACGCGAAGTATACACTAAAAGAATGTCAAGAACAACATGGATTAACAATATCTGACGTGTGGTATAAATCATTTAATGGTTTAGATCCCATGACGGAAACTTATATTCGTAACATGAGGGCGAATGGTGAGATGATAAATAAAAATCCTCGTATTAAAATGTCAACTATACACGCAGCGAAAGGAGGAGAAGCCGACAATGTTTTATTATTACAGGACCTAACTGGTGCAGCACTCGAAACGTTTAGTCATGATCCAGATGAATTACATAGATTATTTTATACTGGAGCGACAAGAGCGAAGCGCGAATTGCATTTACTAGATCCTAAAAACTTTGATAGGGCTTATATAATATGAAATGCTGGCACTGTAACACTAAATTAATATGGGGTGGTGACCATGATATAGAAGAAGAAAATGAAGATTATAGTATGGTAACAAATTTATCTTGTCCAGAGTGTCATAGCTTTGTTGAGGTATATTATCCAAGTGAAGTAACTAAAGAGGATTATAAAAAACATGAAATCATTAACTAAACAAATTGGTGGAGATCATTATAAAAAAATGACCATACAACCTGCTGAATTTATTAACAAAAATAAGTTGCTTTTTGCAGAGGGCAACGCTATAAAGTATATATGTAGGCACTCAAGTAAGGGTGGCATACAAGATATAGATAAAGCAATACATTATCTAGAAATGGTGAAAGAGAGAGATTACAAATGAGAGGAATACAATTTCCAATGTTTACTCCAGAAACGGAGTGGGTTATGCCAGATGATTTAAAAGATCTCAAAGGTTGTAAAGAAATAGCAATAGATTTAGAAACAAATGATCCTGGTTTAACAACTTCAGGTTCAGGTAGTGTTGTCGGAAAAGGACACATTGCTGGCGTTGCGGTGGCTGTAGAGGGCTGGTCCGGTTATTTTCCTATTGGGCATGAGAACGGTGGAAATATGGATAAAAAATTAGTTTTAGGCTGGTTACAGGAAATTTTAAATCAAGAATATACTACCTTTATATTTCACAATGCAATGTATGATGTTTGTTGGTTAAGGGCCGTAGGAATAAGTATTAAGGGAAAGATAGTTGATACTATGATTGCAGCTTCATTAGTAAACGAAAACAGATTTAAGTTTGATTTGAATTCATTGTCTAGAGAGTATGTGGGAATAGGTAAAGATGAAAAAATATTAAGAGAAGCAGCAAAAGATCATGGAGTAGACCCCAAAGCTGAGATGTGGAGAATGCCTGCAAGATTTGTAGGAGAGTACGCAGAACGTGATGCAGAAGTTACACTTAAACTTTGGCAAAGATTAAATATAGAATTACATAATGAAGAGTTAATGGATGTATTTAACTTGGAAACTAAATTATTTCCTTGTCTAATTGATATGAGATTTAAAGGTGTAAGAGTTAATTTAGAACATGCGGAGAATCTTAAGAAAAAATTAATAATTAGAGAGAACAAAATTCTTAGTGATATCAAAGGTTTAGTAGGTTTTGATATAGAAATTAATGCAGCTAGAAGTATCGCTAAAGGATTCGACAAATTAAAATTACCTTATGATAGAACAGAAAAAAGTAATGAGCCCAGCTTTACTAAAAACTTTTTACAAAACCATCCTCATGCTTTACCAAAAGCAATTGCGGATGCTAGAGAGATTAATAAAGCTAGAACTACTTTTATAGATTCTATTACAAAACATTCACACAAAGGTAGAATCCATGCAGACATAAATCAAATAAGATCTGATCAAGGTGGAACGGTGACAGGAAGATTTTCAATGTCTAATCCAAACTTACAACAGATTCCTGCAAGGCATCCAGAGATTGGTCCTATGATTAGATCTATTTTTATTCCAGAAGAAAAAACTGTTTGGGGATCGTTTGATTACTCACAACAAGAACCTAGAATTTTAGTTCACTATGCAAAGTTACAAAACTTAGATGGTGTAGACGAAATTGTTAATGCATACAATGATGGTGATGCAGATTTCCACCAGGTCGTAGCAGATATGGCAGGCATTGAACGTAAACAAGCCAAGACTATTAATTTAGGATTAATGTATGGAATGGGTAAAAATAAATTAATGTCTGAACTAGGTTTGATGAGGGAATCAGCAGAGAAACTAATTAGACAATATCATACCAAAGCACCTTTTGTTAAACAACTTATGGATAATGTAACTCGTAAGGCAGAAGATAGAGGTAAAATTAGAACTTTAGGAGGTAGAGCATGTCATTTTAATTTATGGACTCCTACTCAGTTTGGAGTTTTTACTCCTTTACCATTAGAACAAGCTAGAAAAGAATATGACGAACCATTAAAACGTGCATTTACTTACAAAGCTTTAAATAAATTAATTCAAGGTAGTGCAGCCGACATGACTAAAAAATCTATGGTAGCATTATATGAAAATGGAATCATACCTCACATACAAATACATGATGAAGTAGATATTTCTGTAGAATCAGATGCTCAAGCAGAACAGATTATTGAAATTATGGAGTCAGCTGTAGAGTTAAAAGTCCCTAACAAAGTAGACTATGAATCTGGTGCAAACTGGGGCGAAATAAAGTAAAATATTCCTTTCTTATGGGAAAGATTTTTGATAAAATACGATACCTCATCATAGAAATCATGATGCAGTTGGGCTTATTATTGTTATTTGCCGCAACTTTTTTAACTATATATATAATAACTTTTTACCTAATTATTAAGGATAAAATCTGTGGAATTAGAAAAAAAAAATAAAAATGAATGTAAAAAATGCGGTCATGAGTGTCATTGTTTGGATGACTTCCACTCGGATCCTTACGGTCTTTGTCCTTGTGATCCTTGTGAGTGTAGTGATCCTAAAAATAAAGGGGAAGAGTGTTTGTCATGTCAATAAAGGAGAGCGCCAGGATGGATTACAGATTTACAGCACTATTAATTGTGATGATGGTAGCACTGGCTTTATTAGGTGGACCGGTAGGTTATAATGTTAGATAGATTTTTATATAATTTCTTTTCGAAGATGGATGATATCTGTGAGTGGATTGCGGATCGTTTTACTAAGAAGAAGAAAAAATGAACAGAAAAACTAACACAGTATTAATAGGATTACTAGGTACAATTTTAATGGGCCTTAGTACGTGGGTAATTATCACACTCGTAGAACTTCAGGTTTTAGTGATGATGATCCAGCAAGAACTGATGGACCTTGACAAGGTTATTGGAAGGATATATTCTCATATGGATAGGTTATCACAAAGATGAAAAAGAAAAAAAATCCATATGCCAAGGCTTTAAAACGCTTTACACAAAAGATTGTTCCAGATAAAACAAAGTATGACCGTAAAAAAATTAAAAAAGAAAACATTTAAATTTAATACAGAAGTTGTCAGAGGACAATGTCCTACATGTCAAGAACATACAAAATTAATATGTATTGAAAAAACTTATTTTAGATGTATTGATTGTGGTTCTGATCTAGAACAAAAAGTTAATGGAAAAATTAGTTACATCCCTATAATAAATAGTCCTTCTAAAGGAAATTATTATATTCATGACTGGGAAGATTAATGGCTAAGCAGAATTTTTCTTTATACACACCCAGGGACAAACCTAAAAAGCGGCCTGGAAAACATAAAAAATCTCTCTCAAAATCTGAGAAATTAAATAACAGACATAAAAAATATCACGGACAAGGTCGGTAG